ACATGTAGTTGAAAGTACCAGAGATACCCAAGGGCATCGCGTCTGAGAATGAACCTTGCCCGAATGGGTAGACGAGGAAGACTGCGGATGCTGCTGCAACTGGTGCAGAGTATGCTACACAGATCCATGGACGCATACCTAGACGGTAAGAAAGTTCCCACTCACGACCCATGTAGGCGTAGATGCCGATGAGGAAGTGGAAGACGACGAGCTGGAAAGGACCGCCATTGTAAAGCCATTCATCCAAAGATGCTGCTTCCCAGATGGGGTAGAAGTGAAGACCGATTGCGTTTGAAGAAGGAACAACTGCACCAGAGATGATGTTGTTACCATACATGAGTGAACCAGCTACGGGTTCACGGATGCCGTCGATATCGACGGGAGGTGCTGCTACGAAAGCAACAATGAAGCAGATGGTTGCTGCTAGCAGTGTTGGGATCATCAGTACACCAAACCAACCAACATACAAACGGTTGTTGGTGGAGGTTACCCACTCGCAGAATGATTCCCACGGTGCGGCAGATTGTTGCCTTGAAAGAGTTGAAGCCATTGAATTGAAAAAAAGTAAGATCATCAGGGAGATGATGGTTTTACTATTCCTCTGCGCCCTAGGCAGAGGTATTAAAGACGTGTTTATACACCCTATAGGTCTTGGTTTGAGGAGTGTTACGAACCGTTAAGAAATGTGTTGGTTTCTTAACCAATCGATGTATTTAGTATAGCAGATGGTCAGTTTCCCGTCAACCCTTAAAAGATGAGTGATTATACTCAACTAGTAGGACTGCTCTTCGGAACTGGCGATATTATAACACGGTTGGACCTCCCACTGGGAGAAGTCAACCTCTTTTTTTGCTAGCATTTGTTCCAGTTCGTCAGTCGTCACACAAACCTTGACTGGTTTGTTAGTTTCTTTCTCGTAGATATGATAGATTCTATCTTCCATGTTTTATTGGTAAACATTAAAAAAGGGTATAATATTATACCCTTTATACTATATATTTGTTAGTTTGCTAAGTCTCATTTCTAAGACTTTAACTCTGCGTTCAAGTTCTGCAATCCTTTCGCCAGTAATAGAATCGTATTCTGTACTTGATCCTGCAGGGACAAACTTAGTATCTCCCCACATTCTATTCCAAAGAGCAGTCTTTTCCATAAGTTTTTTCATTCAACGAATCATATTTAGATAGGGTTGGTAGCAGGAATCATCATCCCCCCACCAGGACCATCATTGTCGTCGTCTACATCAATATCAGATAAGACTGCGTTAATAACAAAAAGCATTACCAGACCCGATGCGAATACTAACATTTACCATACTCCTGGAATGATTTGTCCTGTAGATGCATAGGCACCCATTGCTGCGATGACGCCGAGCATTGCTGCCCATCCATTAATACGTTCTGCGTTTTCGTTCATGAGTTTTCTCCTAGTGTAAGATAGAATTTAGTTTGATCTGTTGGTGCGTTCTCATAAAATGAGATATCACCGTAAGTTTTGTGGTCTTTGTATCCAACCATACGACCTTTCGTATTTTGGATTGCTCCCATCATAGCAATGATCAAGAAGATTGCAGGTGGTCCAATGATAAGAGCACCGCCAATCACATAGTATGTGAGGATTTCAAGTAGAGAGGGTTCCATTCAGTTCCAAAGTTTTGTTGGTGATAATAATTTTCTCTCCATCATGAGAGAATTGTAACTCGTCTTCTGGATGCCAGAGAAGTTCTTCATACATGTCATCCAGTTTCTGCATGTCTTCATACAGTTGGTTTGGGTTCGTCATCTTTTAAATGATGTGGTACGTGTTCTCTATCCATAGGTTGAGACTTGGTGTCGTCGTTTCTAGATAGATTTTTAAGAACGATGAAGGCGTCCTTATTATATTTACGCACTCCATATGGAGTTGCCCACTTTTTGTTGTAATCCTCACCTTGGTGGATACCAGAGACAACTGTACCACCAATCTCAATTACAATATTGTCCTTACGGACATCCCAACCGAGAGTGTGAATCTGCTGCCAGAGATCCTCTTGTGTAAAATGCATTCAGAGAGTTAGACAATTCCAAAGAACAGTTTACCAGTAATTGCGTAAGAAAGCAAGGCTGCTACGAAACCCATCATCGCAGTGCGACCATTCAATTTTTCTGCTCTCTCCGCATAGGACTCATAACCATAACGCTCTGCGTCGGTCTTGGAGACATACATCTGAGGTTCTTTAGCGAATAAGTTTTGTTGTCCTTGCTCGTTAGTAGTGACGGTCATTAGTTTGTAACGTTTTACAACATAAGTATATAGCAATTGTAAAGATTCGTCAAGCACCATGTGTGCCAGTTAATACACTGGCAGTTACCTAAATAAATATAGATCCAAATCAGAGTGATATGAAAAAATTATTACCACTCGCAATGCTACTGATGACCGCTACTGCTGTTAATGCAGGCGGAATTGTATCAAAACATTCTTCTAGTGTTCAACTGACTGTTGACGCTGCTAGATCTACCTCTGTGAGAATTGGAGACAGTTACTCTGCCTCTGGTTCTAACATTTCTGTTACCACCATGGGGACCCTTGGAACTGCTGGAACATATGATGTTCATACAGCGGGTCAAGATTGGTCATTTACCGAGTCTATGACTGTGAAAGATGCCATCCCAACTGCAGCAGTAACAACAGGAGATACTCCAAACTTCTCTAACGTAACTGCTTACACAGCTGGTACTGCTGGATCACTAGCAGGCACTATTAATAACGCCCATACTATGGCGCTAACAGCTGGTGGAGCTGGTACTACAGCTACAGGACAATTTGTGTCTGAGATTACTGTTATCGATTAGTAGGAAAACATCATGAAAAAATTATTCATTGTGATGTTTCTATTGGGATCTCCAGTAATGGCGGTCCCTGTGGTCCCAAACTTCACCCAGGGATCAATGACCTCCAGGACGGAGACCACTCAGAAGATAACTGAGACAATAAATTCAATGGACTATAACACTGGATATCAGTACTCTGCTACTGGTTCTGGTATCACAGCATCTGGAAACCTCTCACCAGGAACAGGTGCTACGAATGTAACTATTAATGGAGTGACTTCATCATGGACAGGTGCAGCAAGCAAACCATCGTTCACACAAACAACACCAGGAGCAGCGTTTCAGTTCACAGAAACTTATCGAGGCCCTGGTTTAAGCAATCAGACGATTATTCAAAGAGTGACCGAGGTAGAAAGTTTCACAGACACAACAAGTATCTTCTCGCAATAAAAGTATTATGTCTATCTGCCCTATCTGTAAGTGTAACTGCCCCTGTGAATGCGGAGACTGTGGGGGGTGTAAGTGCAACAGCAAACCCCGTCGCAAATAGCTCTGGCTCAGTTACCAACCAAGCCATTCAGGTTTTACAAGGACCATATATTACTAACACATATGGTGGTGGAATCCAGTGTCAAGGTCCCACTCGCAATTTCACACCGTATGTAACAGGAAGTGTCTCTGCTTCTAGACCATACGAAGATTATTATAACGACCCAGTATATGATGTTACCGATAACTTTGGTGCCTTCGATTCTGACGGGAATGATACTGGAGATGGTATCTTAGATAATCCTGGTGATGTAAGTTTCTACAAAAGAACTAGGACAGGACAGAAGGATAACTATAGTGTAGGTCTAGGGTTCTCTATGACATGGAGCACACCCACAGATAAAAAGTTACAAGATCTTTGTAAGGAAGCAGCATCTTCTAACATCGCAATGATGAAACAACTGACTGCTAATAAAAGATTAGATTTTGAGATAGCTCGTCTTAAGAATTGTGGTGAGTTAAAGTTAAAAGGAATTCAATTCCATCCTAAGAGTCCATACCATTCTGTGTGTGCTGATGTGATGGTAAACAATCCACCAGGACATAAGCATCCACACGTTCATGCTATCCCTTCGGTTTCAAGGCAGACTTCAACACCCGAATCGCCTTTGTCCTCTCGCGCTGAAGATCTCGGCGCTCCTTTAGGGACAGAATAGGAACTGTCTTACCCCTGATAGCAGCAATCTTTTTAACAACTTTCTTGACCGTTGGTTTGACTACTTTTAATAGTAGGTCTGCCAGCGGTTTTGCTAATAGTGCTGATGTAGTAGCGATGACGGCAATACCACCCACGGATGCTACTTGTCCGCCACTAGGAAGACCAGCAATAATTTGTTGAGGTATACCTACTGCCTCTGTAATCTGAACACATTCGTTACCAACCAGTTTGTATTCAGTAACTTTCTTTCTATACCCCTGTACGTATGTTCCAACAGGTTCCTTTGCTTCCTGTGCTGGTGTCGGACATTCCACGACAGCACTAACAATAGGTGGTGGAGTTACTTCTGGTGCTGGTGGTACTTCAGGTGAGTCAGGAGACTTGGTTCCACCAACAACAGGAGGACCAGTCAAAATCATCTGGTTTGGTTCATAAGAAATAGGATTAAAACTGGGATAACCAGAATCGCAGTACGTAACCACACCATTAGGATCGTCCTTTCTTAGTTGATTATTTTTAGCACTATTAGTTTCAGTCGCCTCAACACATCCTGGAATATTAACTACAGGCACACCAATGTTTACAACTACTGGTGGTGCTGTAGGAACTGCTGGTGATGTGTATCTATATGTTTGAATATCATTGATACTAATATCATTAATATCAATATTCATTCCAGTAATCAAAGGTATATCCATCAGCAATCATTAAACACTGATCCAACTTGAGAACCAAGTGATGACCCTGCTTTCTGTCCTAGCAGCAATGCCCATCCACCTGCTAACCAACCCACGTAGGGGACGCTAGCAAGGGCAGGAACAGCGACACCAGCAGCGATAGCACTACCCGCCATTGCACCTTGAGACCGTGCTCCAGCGTCCGCCACGATACACTCTATGTCTTTTGCAGACTTTCCCTCTTCACCTGTTGCACCTCCCAGGTTGCGTGTGCCGTCCATTGTAAACTGATCAACACGCCACTCACGACGAGACTCAGTACCGCCTCCAAATAATCCTTTCTTATTAGTATCTGAAGATAGTGATCTTTGTGATTCTAAGATAGCAGGATCATTTGCACGATACTCAATCTCATATCCATCCTTACCTGCTTTGATAGTATAGGATGAATAGTCTCCTCTAGGAATATTAATAGTGGGAACTTGAGGAACCCTCGGTGTCTCTTCTTTCTGATCAATTAGATAACCCAGAAGACCAAGGTGAGAGATAGCAAACAATGCACCAGCAGTGGTGATAACGATCTTCCATCCAGATGATTTCTTAGGAGGATCTGGTCGAACAAATTGACTGAGGGTTTCTTGGGTCATTGTAAGGGTAGCGCAGGACCTGTTGTTGTTGGTAACTCAGGCATAGAAGAACCTAACAATCCTGGTAGAGCATTAGTAACGCCCTCCACAGCAGCCTTAGTTACTTTTTCTTTTAGACCTTCAATGATGGGATCTTTCTGTGTGTACAGATAGTATCCACTACCAATGATGCCTGCCGTTCCTAGAAACGACAGGACTGCTAGGATATTAATCAGTTTTTGCATTTTTCTTTGGCTCAATAGCGGAAACAACTTCGGGTTCTTTCTTAGCTACTGCTTTGCCGTTTCCGTTACCACCTGATTTAGCAGGAGACAATCCGAACGCAGCTAACGAGCCAGAAAAAACGGATGCGATAAATGTTGGGTCAAAATCTAGAATCTTTTGTCCGTTAGGAAGTCTAACGTAAGAAAATGTGAGGAGAGAAGCAGACCAAATAAGTACAACGACTTTCACCAGATTACCAAGAACTTCACTTTTATCACCATCGTCTTGCTTCTCTACTGCTGGTTTAGTATCAGCCATTTGTAGAGAATAAGGCTCAACTATTTAGCACCCTAGATCTCTGATACTTACCACCTCGTGGATATAAGAATCCACTTACAGGACGCTTTGGTGATCTGAATGACCTCGCACTTGTTACTTTAATAGGTTCTACAGTTGAACCACCATAAGTGATTGTAGGAGAACCTAAGGGTTCGGTGAGTTCATCAACCTCAACATCCGTTCTTGGGTAAACAAGATACGATATCCTAGGTTGAGAAGTAGCGTCAATTCTTCCTGGTGAAATTCTATAAGATGTGTTTGGTGGTTTACCATTTATAAAAGGACCATGTGGAAAAGTACCAGAAGCGGGTAAAGATATATTGACGTTGAAGTCAAATCCATTTACCAAACCTAAGTATGGAGTTCCATATGATACATCACCACCACCAAACGATGCAGTTATAGAAAACTGTGGTGGTGGAGTAGTATCAAGATATGTAAAAGATCCTAGTTGGTCTATACGATAAATTGTTGTTGGAGCTGTAGCACTAACCACTGTCGTATAAGACATTGGTTGAATTTGACCATGAGGAAAAATACCTGACCCAAAAGTTGCAGTATACCCAGCAAAATCAGTACCAGTGCGAACACCAAACGATAGATTAAAGTCAGTTAGACTTCCAATTTGATTCCAATATTCAATGAGCTTTGTATCTGCTCCTTGAATAATATGAGTAGTTCTAAGTTGACCAGTACCAGTAAATAATCTAACCGACATCAGGTTGTTCTACCACAAAATAGAATACCTTTAGTTCCACCAGTCTGACTGTATGTTCCAGTAATTACAGTGTAAACTTCGGTTGCACTAACAGTAATTGTGTCTCCAGGTTGGATATTAGCAGAAGGAGTAGTGATACTAAAGTCTAGAATTACTAGATCATCTGGAATATAATATGGAACTGGTGCTGCTTCACTAGATAATGGAAGACCTTTTAAGATAGCATTGTAATCAGTAACACTATCGATTTGAGAACTTAATCCATCCACATCATTAGGAACTAAAGTCGCGTCTCTAAAGTAACGCTTTACTCCAGCATCATGGAGTCCAGAAATTCTTACGGGATAATCGGTACTGTGATTAGCGTAGTGTTGCGTACTGCCATTGGTGTTAGCGTTTGTACGCGCACAGAACCCACTTTCAGCACTTCTTTTAGTATAGGAATTCACGCTCGCCGCCATCCCAGTAAAGTAATGCTCCATGTTAACATTAGTAACACCAGATGTAACAATTCTGGTCATTCCAGCCATGTAAAGATAATCATAGTCCCATAATGTGGGAGCAGTATAGTCATGCAGGAAGAAAACATTAAAGTTATTTCCATCTATAGAAGTAGAAGACAAGTTTGGTTGTCTGAATCCGTAGACAGCAAGGTTAGGATCAATACCAGACTGATACGTAATTAAATCTAAACTAAATGCATTATTAGCATTATTATCCGCATACACAATATATGTATTACCTACCCTATGTCCAAAATCAGCGTCTGGAGTCCACGCATGGCTATACCAATATGCACTAGCAGCATAATCTAGTTTACCATCGCCTCTCCATCCTGGTTCATAAACTCTCCAATATTTATCCCAATATTCGTCAAGAGTTGGATCGATAGTAAACGCATAATTATTTCCTCTAGCAATTGAGGAAGGTGCATACTCAGTTTCTCCAGGGAAAAATCCACTATACCTACCAACCATAAGTCGGTATTGATCGTAACACTGGAATGTCGTATAAGTAATTCCATATCTTTTAGTTGGATCAATAACATTTCTGCAAACACAGTATGGCTTTAAAGCCCCCTGTGGATTATCTTTCCACACAGCTGAAGTAGAACTACCATAAACCTTAGCATTTATAAATGATGCACCAAGTGCGGTAACGGTGATCGTATGATTTGCTAGGTTAGTAGATCCTGTAGGTGTATTAATATGATATGTTCCTTCCTGTCCATGCTGTGGTGTCCATCTAATCCTCTTTGTGTTTGCAGGATTAGTAGTTGAAGTACCATATGATCGAGTCTTATATGTTCCATGACCACGGACATTACATACAGCGTATGCACCCATAGCATGATAATTATATGCGGTTGTTGCTTCCGTAACACCTGTTGGTCTAGGAAATACATTGGGCATATTCTTCGCCACAATGAAAGTTTCAGTAGTGTCTAGAGGATCTAGTTCTAGAGTATCTCCCACTTGAATTGTAATCGTACCAGTAGCAGCTGCAGCAATAGAAACAGCACCATTTCTATCAGTACCAGTCAGATTATCCGTACTATCATAACCAACAGCATATGTTTGTGCTGTTGGACTTGCAATCGCTTCTGTTGCTATGTAAATTGTTACGCTAATATCTGCAGCACCAACTGATGTTCCACCCAGTTGAGATGCAGGAATCGTAAGTACATCTCCTGATTGATATCCTGTTCCAGGGCGTCCTATAACTAATTCTTGAACAATATTTTGACTGTTGTTGCTGGTTACATACTTAACCCAAAATGTTGCTCCAGATCCACTACCACCAGTTGCTTGTGCATCTAAAAAATCTCTTTGAGTTGCCGTTGTATTACCACCACCAGACCAAGTTACAACTCCTGCAATCAATCCAGTCATCGAACTATTCTGTCCTACTGTAGTTGCTGCCTCTTCTATCAAATCGATAACATCACTACGAGACCATCCGATCTGTTTAGTATGTGTAGTTACTGTAACGGTCATATCAGTCCTCTAGTTTTAGTAGCGTAAGGTTAGTTGTAATTTGCTGATTATTTACTGTATCCATGTTCTCAACCGTCACATAAATCACATTACTTACTGGAGACTCGGTATTTCCCCCAAGAGTGAATGGCGTAAGAACCTGAGTTGCTGCTTGAGAGGTTAAAACTTCAGCAATAACTCCAGATCCAGGTGTAGGGTCAGATCCAACAGATCTATTTATATCTGCTGTTCTAGCAGCATCACTACTATATAGACGAACCCAAGCAGCACAATTAACCCCAATTGAAATCAGCATATAAGACTTTGCTGCTGTGATATTGAGGTTATCATCATAGGTTCCAGGAGCAAGGTTCACGCTAGTAGTAGAGTGTGTTGTTCTACCTGCAAGAGCAGTAATACCACCGCTGCTTCCACCACCGAGACTGCCTGGTTCCCATTGTTGGTTGGTTGAATTCCAAACTAAAACTTGACCAGGTTGAGGACCGTTAGAACCATAAGCAATGTCCTGAAGTTGATCTGCATTAGTAGATGATAGATCAATAGTTACATCTTCAGGAACCCATAACTGCTGTGTTCCATCATAAACCAGAGACTGATTATCTTGTGGTGTACCAATAGCAACATCACTCAGATCATTCAAAGAAGAAACTGGAACTGCAGCAGGTGTTGGTTCAAACTTCTGTGTAGAAGAATTATATGTAATTACATCATCATCATCCAGTGGTAGATATTGTCCAGGATTACTTGGATCTACTCTATACTGAAAATCAGATAGTTGTATAAGAGCATTTGAAACAGTTCCTGGTGCCCAAGTAGATCCAGTATTATCCCAAATGAGTGCTTGTCCACCTTGTGGTGATGTAGATGAAACATCATCCAAATCAGATATATTTGTAGATCCACCAATTAAGAATCCAGAAAGATCTGGTGGAGTATAATTTAGTGTTCCATCAGTAATAGATAGAGATCCAGTACCATTTGTTACTGCTGGTTGCTGATTGACTGTGATTAGTGGTGGTGTGAAAGTAAATCTACCTACGTTCTCATCATATGCAAGAGAGGATGGCCATGCTCCTGAGTTAATCTGAACTGAAAGATCATTATATGAAATACCACCACCACCTGTTAGCGTAATCGATTGAGGAACCCACCTCTGCTGTGATGAGTTCCAACTCAGAACCTGTCCCTGTGATGGAGATCCAATATTTGTATCGGTTAAGTCAGAAAGTCCAGCGAGACCAATGACTTCCCAATTACCATTTCTATAAAGTTCTACCTGTGATTCAGTTGTATTGAATACAAGTGCTCCATTGTTAACAGTGAGTACATCAATCTCATTTTGATTTTTGTTAGGTAATCTAAGATACCCACTTACAGATAAATCTTCAATTGTTGCAGCGTCACTAGCAATATTGTTTGTTGTTATGAATCCATCTATAGAGAGTTCACCACTATTAACTTCAAATTTGAGTTTTGAATTACCAGCAAAACTTTGGTTTGAATTGAACTGAATATCTCCATCAGATCCACCTGCATTAACACTTGGTGTTGTTGTTCCACCACCACCGCCAGGAGCGGGTTGCTGGACTGCTACTGTAGAGATAGTGGTAATTCTTCCTGTCGTATCAACTTCAATAATAGGAATAGCAACAGAACTACCATAAGTTCCATTTGCTGCTCCTGTAAGATCAGTCAGATTAGAACCGTCACCATCAAAACTATTTGCATCTACTGTTCCATTAACAGTTACATTCTGGAAAGATGGACTACTGTTAGAAGTCGATAGAGATGAAATTGTAATTTCATTTCCAGAATTTGTAATACCAAGTCCATTTCCTGCTACGAGAACAATTTCTTCAAAGTTTGATCCCGAGTCTGTTAGTCGGATATTCTTTTTAGTTAGGTTTGCGTTGTTCTGTACTGAAAGATTATAAGTTGTATTCGTAGCGTCAATAACAACTCGCTTCAGTGTATTATCTAGAGTTACATTAGCAGAACCTGTCCCAAGGAACCTAACAATATCAGATGAGTTAACATCTGTTTGAACAAATTGATCAGCAATCGTCCAGTTTGTATATGTTGGAGGAATCTCTGTCCAGTTTGTATTCTGACCGTCAGTTCTTAAATACTTGTTTGCGTTTCCTGCTTGAGCAGGTAGCAGATTATTCAGTGCATTATTAGCAGTAGTTGCTCCAGTACCGCCGTGTGCAATTTCTACTGCACTTCCTCTCCAAATACCACTTGTGATAATACCAACTGATGTTAGGTTAGAGTCAACAACAGATGAACCAAGTGATGTAGAGTCAATGACTTTACTATTATTAATTCTATATTCTTTCCCTAAGTCTAGGTTCCAGTTCTCTGTGGTCTCCCAAGCATCATTAGGATTGCTCCATAGAATCTCATGGTCGGTGTCTCCTTTGAGAACAATACCACCACTAGTAGCCACCGTATCTGTTGGGATCAGAACATCATTTAGAATGATTTGTTTGTTAACACTAGAAACATTAACAACGTTATTAGATGTAGTCGTTCCCTGAACAACTAAGTTTCCAGTAACAGTAATAGAATCAAAAGTTACAGCGTCTGTAACCCCAATTGGTTGTCCAATTCTAATCTCATTGTTACTGTTAATGTTGACTCCACCAGCACCAGTGTAAGTCGTATCGTTGTCAGTTACGTTGATAGAAATTGTTCTACCAGACTGCACAACAGTTGCAGATCCTGTTCCAACAAAGTTGATGTTTCCATCAGAGTATCCCGAACCATTCGCACCAACACGAGTAATAGTATTGGTGTCTACGTAGGAAGAATCGATAACGATTCTATCATTACTTCTAGTTAAAGAAACGTTTGTTCCTGCTACAAGAACAATATCATCATTACCAGATCCAGATCCTCCTGCAGATAAACGGATGATCTTATCAGTTACTGGATTTATAGAGCTATCAAGAACAGACAAAGCATATGTTGTGTTCGTATCTTGTAGAGGTACGTTGGACCACGTAACACCAGTCGTAGTTCTTCTCAGAACTTGATCTGGTAATCCAGTGTCGCCACCAGCAACAATTGATCCATCAACATATAGATTCTTATTGGCGGGTATTCTTAGACCTTCTACAGCAAGAGTAGGTCCAGAATTTCCCCAGTCAATAAGTTCATCTACTCTTATTCTAGACATTATTTGTTTATATCTGCATCAAAGATATTTAGTCTTCAGCAGGTGGCACATAATCAACGTAAGAATCTCTCTTTGAAATTGCCCAGTCAATTTGCTTCTTTAAATACCTTAATTTTAACTTGAGAAATTCTGTTGCATTTGCTGGTGGTTCTTTCCATTCTGTTATGTCCATTGGTGTCGCAGTAGTTGCTGGTAAATTTCTCAACCATACTCTCCACGCTTCCCATCCAGTAGCATCAAGATTTGGGAGAAGAGAATAACAATCACTCAAGTGGAGAAGTTCATCTCTTTTTTCTCTAGGCAGACTAGTAATGTCCCACCCTTCCCATTGACGATATCTATTATAGTCTATCTTATATTGAGCGTACTGTCTTGCTGCTTCATCTTGTGCTACAGCAGCCTCACATTTAGTTCTTGCCCAGTCATACCATTGACGAGCTTGTTCAGCAGTCAGTTGAGTTGGAAACCCCAGTGCTTCGGGATCAAGGTGAGGATAGTATTCAATACCATTGTAGTTGGGTAGATTTTCATCATCATATTGATACGCCCAGGTGTTTGGGTTAATACCTTCTACAGAAGTAAGATCCAGTTCTCCTATCGATATCCCATTGCAACAGATATTTCCTTCGTTAGAAAAAGCGCCAAAAATAATAGAGAATTTCATGATCCACCCAACATTCCTTTGTTATTTATTGCTGCACTGATAATAGCAGGGACAATTTTTTGTGCTTCTAACAAGTTTTCATGAAGACTTTCATTTTGTTCTTTGCTTATGTTTCTAAAATCTTCAACAGCAGCACCAGCTTGTCGTGCTTGCTGTGACGCTTCAAGAATTAACATGGGTAGCATTGCTACTGTGCAATCCCACTCATCTACCTCTTCACCTGTTTGTGGATTTGTTCCTCGTAATTGAACAAACCACTTACACTCAAACTTTTTACATGGTCCCCCTACAAGAGGACAAAAATCACCAACTTCTAATTTCATCAGATAGAATCATTACGTGAACAGATTATAACATCAACATACTTAATGTCCATATTAATTGAACCAGCAGTAAATGTTGGATTACCAGAAATATCTAGAGTACCTTTATTTGTAGTAACACCACCACTATATCCAGGACTACCACTAATACTTAGATTGCCTCTACCAACACTAACGTTACCACTATACTGTGGATTACCATTTACATTGTGTGCATGGTTAGTTCCATTTCCCTGATATCCAGTTTGAGCATTTTCATTTCTACCATCATTATCCCTTTCACCAAATTCTTCGCTGCCTTGCGAATCACTAATATAATTATAACTATGTCTATGTGATGCTAGTTGGTTAACAGATAGTGAAGATCCTCCCGTGCCTAGATTACCTCTGTTAATTGAAAATCCTGAAGAAAAACCTCCAGTAGGAGAACCACCAACACTAAGATTACCTCTATTGATTCCAAATCCAGATCCAAAAGAACTTTGTGGAGATCCAGTAACATCCAGGTTTCCTGCAGTAACAGATCCCCCTGAACTAACACTCGAAGCGAATACGGAACTGAAAGCTACAGTTCCTCCTCTTGTCACAGAACCAGTAACAACTCTCAATGCACGATTATTAAAGTTGGTAGAGTTAGTTTCTTTCACCCAACCAGCTGGTGCTGATGAATTGTAGAACAACATCCTACTGGAGTTAGGAATATCAACTCTAACTTCTGGTATTTGAATAGTAGTTTTGTCTGTACTAGTTTTAGTAAAGGTAAATGTAGTACCACTAAATGTTACATTCCTATAGTATCTACCATCTAAGTTTTCATTGCTTGTGTTTGTACCATCGTTTCTAGATGCATACAAATTACCACTGGAAGCATTCCATTCCAGAGCATCAATTGTTACATCTTGAGAAGTGATTAATTTATATCTACCGTCCAAATCAACAACAACATCAGCACGTTCTGTTCCCGTTCCTGT